TTAAATACTTTAAACACTTCAAATACTAATGCTCTTGCATTTACATATGGTTCTAATATTTCTGGTCTGAAATCGTCCTCCGTGCTTAATTGATATGTTTCAGTAATACCAGCATTATTTGCTTTCTCATACTTTACTTTCTTTTTATCCCCAAATCCAATGCTTAGTATCCTCATCTTTATTGCCCTTTCCGTTGTTTATCTTCGCACACCCAATCACCAC